GGTTTACCGGTGATAAAAACCCCCCGGACCTAAATATATCACAATCAAATTTCAGGAGGAAAACGAAATGAGCAAACTCAAAATCAAAACAAGAGGTATCAGCATGGAGGTTGTCGGCAAAGATGACATTATCCAAAGAGAGCGTGAGGCGTTCCTTGAATACGCCGAGAACCACAAGGGAATCCAGATAGGAGTAACGGCTATTCCGGTAGAGAGATTAAGACCGTTCCCGGAACACATGAATTGCAAGTGCAGTTGCGACAGCGAGGAACCGGCAACAGAAGCAGAGGACAAACAGGAGGGCAGCATTGACTTTATCAGAACTGTAAAACAGCACCGCAAGATGAACTGGGAGGAACTGGCAGAGAAGATTAAGAAAGGCATTATCCCGATAGAGGTTGGAGCAACAGTTTCCTGCGAGCTTACAGACGGCACGCCGGCAGAGTTTGTGGTAACAGATGTGACGGACCAGTATGTGAGATTTGAAACCAGAAACTTTATCGGTGGAGAAGTTGAATGGAACGAACAGGACACCAACAAGGGCGGTTATCCTGATTCTGACATCAGAGGTTACATTGATTCTACAATCTGGGGATTGCTGCCGGAGGACTTACAGGCAGTTATCAGTGATGTAGACAGAGAGTGGAAAGACAAAGACGGCAACTGCGGTACATACACAACAAAACTGTTCTTACCGGCTGCGTCAGAGGTATTCGACGAGGATAGCTGCTACGGAGATAAGGGACTGTATAAGCAGCTTGATTATTACAAGGACGCAAGAAACAGAATCAGAGTGGACGAGGACGGAAATACAAGAGTGTATTGGTTGGCTTCTGTCGGGAGCGGCTATTCGGCGGATGCGTGCGGTGTGCACGACGGTGGGTATGCCGGCTACTGGAATGCGTCTAATTCGCTTCGTGTGCCGGTCTGCTTCCAGATTTCCAAAATCTCATAATCAGACAATCAGCGGCTTTATGCCGCTATGACAGCAAGGCTCCGTATAAAAGCGGAGCTTTGCATTAAGAAAGGAGCTATCATGGGAGAACAAATGACTATGTTCGACTACATGAGAAAGCCTATCTCTATCACTAAGAAAATTCGATTGATTGAGTTATTCGCTGGGTATGGGTCACAGGCTATGGCACTTGAAAGGATAGGGGCGGACTTTGAACATTACAGAATTGTTGAGTTTGATAAATATGCAGTAGCAAGCTACAATGCCATTCACAACACGAATTTTCCGGTATTGGATATTACAAAAATCCACGCTTGTGATTTAAAAATATGTGATACAGACAGCTTCACTTACTTACTTACTTACTCGTTTCCTTGTACTGATTTATCGGTAGCTGGCAAGCAGTTAGGAATGAGCAAGGGAAGCGGTACGAGGTCGGGGCTTTTATGGGAAGTCGAAAGAATATTAACAGAGATAAAGGACAGCGGTGGAGAGCTACCGCAGATATTATTCATGGAAAATGTACCACAGGTTCATGGGAAAAAGAATATGCCTGATTTTCAAAAGTGGATTGATTTTCTTGAATCTCTTGGATACACAAACTACTGGAAAGACCTGAATGCCAAGGATTACGGAATCGCACAGAACTGTAATAGGTGTTTCATGTTTTCGTTTCTTGGAAACTACTTATACAGGTTTCCTGAACCAGTTGAATTAAAAAATACCATGAAAGATTATTTAGAAAGCAATGTTGACGAGAAGTATTACATAAACAACGAAAAAGCACAGAAGCTTATCCAAACGCTTATTGACAACGGAACATTACCAAGTACAATTCCTAAGAGCAGAGCAGAGCAGAGCAGAGCAGAGCAGAGCAGAGCAGAGCAGAGCAGAGCAGAGCAGAGCAGAGCAGACTTGCGTTGACGGAACAATCTGCGAGCCAAAAGAATGTCCTGTTTCAAATTGTATCACAGCAAGACAAGACAGAGGAATATCAAACCAGAGGTCGGTCGGAAACTGCATTGTCGAAAGGAATGTGCATTGATACGAGTATGAGCGGCTTAGAAAACGGGGCAATTCGCACATACAAAAAGGTAGCTCCGTCAATAACAGCAAGAGAATATAAAGACCCCAGAATGATTTTGGAGTGATTAGATAAATGGAAGAAAGAAGAATTGGAAATATATACGGATTCGACGGTGGCAACTTTGCAGGTAATGTTTATGACGATAAAGCCACGTCGCCAACAATAAGAACTTATCAGGGCGGAAATCAGCAGCCTTGTATAATTACAAATTGCGACTATCGCATAAGGAAAATAACCCCAAGGGAGTGCGGCAGACTCATGAGCGTGAGTGATTCAGATATTTCAAAAATGGAAAATGTTAATAGCAACACGCAGATGTATAAACAGTTTGGAAACAGTATTGTAGTTCAAGTTATGGTGGCTATGTTCTCAAATTTGAACATTCAGGGATTGCCAGACTGGGACGAGATTAAAGAAAAATATTAGGAGGTATCGACAATGCTTGATATGTCATTTTATAACGGAACATTGAATAGAGAGGAAGCAGCACAGGTCGTTGAGAAAACAGAAAAGAAGCTGTATCACAGATACGGCTTTGCATACAGAGGCGCAGAAAAAAGGGATATTTCCAGAGAAAACGCACTTAAAATAATCAAGGACACTGGGAATTATCTTGATGTAAGGGAAACGGAAACAGAAATTGTATTGAACACATTTTCGGAAATGGATATGTGGTAGGAGGAATCAGAATGATTATAGTATCACAGAACAAAGAGAGGGTGTTGTGGTTCGGGAGAGCTTTCAACGCACTGGAGTATAACGAGGACATCAGCAAGAAGGGCAAGCAGGAAACCGTCAGACACACCATCTGTATTTCTGATGGCTGCCTTGAAGAAATCGCAGAGTATGACAGTAAGGAAAGATGTCTGGCGGTCTTAAAAGATTTCTGCGGAGCATACGAGGAAGAATGTTACACAAATGAATTTTTCGACCAGTCAGCACAGGCACAAAGACCGGCGACATACAGAAAGAATATCGTGTATCAATTCCCGGAGAAGTAGGAGGCGACTATGGCAAGAAAAGTGAAATGCAAAAACACAGAATGTAAACACCACTGCAAGAATGATTGCTGCGACACTACGGTAAATATCAACTCTGGTGGCAGGTGCGAATCATTTGAGAAGAATATCGTTTACTATTTTCATCTGGTATGGGAGGCACTGGCAGACAAGAATTTTATAGACATTGTGGAGATAATAAGAAATCCTGAAATTAAGATTGGACTGTTTTATGTCATGGAGTGCTTCAATTTGGGATTTGCTGAAATGGAGTGGGGAACCTGCCGTATGGTAATGTTGAAAGACGGAAAGGACGGCAAGCCCCTTAATTATGAGGAGATAACCAGTCGTGAAATTGATACAGACAAACTGCGAAAACACATGGAAAATCTCAACAATGGAATCTTGCCGGGAACCGATAAGAAACCTAAAGAAGTTGAAGAAAAGGAGTTCGGCTGGCTATCTCCAACCGGAGAATTTACAGAAAGTCCGTTCGGAGAGCATGAAGAATCAGCAGAGGAAATCTGCGAGAAGAAAGGCTTTGAAACAGAATACAGAGCATGGAGAAAAGAAAATCTGGGTACAGGAGAAATGAGATTGTATCGTGATTTTCTGGCACAGGTAAAAGGCTATTGTCTGATACACAATCCGTCTGGAACCGGCGGCTATATTGTCACAAACATAAAAGAGCTAACAAAGAAGCAGAGAGAATTTCTGTTTGATTATTTCATGGATATGGGCGATAGATTCAAAGCAGAACAGTTCTGGGAGGAATAGGAGCGACGTATGAGAAAAATCAGGAAACGGCTGAAAGCATATTATTACAAGCACTGGAATTGTTTGCCATGGTTTATATGTGGACTTATGATTTTAATACGAGGGAATATAAGCAGATTCAACTATGGTTCAATGTGGATTGCACTGCTGATAATGATGTGGTTTTTCTGCCCGACAGACGATATAAATAAACTATCTGGCAAACAGGATAAAGGAGATGATGAAGATGTTGATACTGCCGATTAAGAAAAAATGGTACGACATGATTTTGTCCGGCGAAAAGACGGAAGAATACCGGGAAATCAAGCCGTACTACGACAACAGACTACCTAAAGAATTTGGATTTTTCCGAGAGGGAGAGAAACTTGTTAAAGGGAATGTATATCCACCAGTAGACCTATCAGAGAAGAAGATAGTATTCAGAAATGGGTACAGTAAAAATTCTCCTAGCATAGAAACTGTATGCTCACTCTCTATCGGAACCGGCAACCCAGAATGGGGAGCGGAGCCGGGCGTGAAATATTATGTGCTGCACATCAAGAAAATACAGGAGGCGTGACTATGGGAAAAACGAGAAGCTGCCGCAGGACAGAGGACGAGAACAAAATACATGATAAAGCTGTCAAAATGCGAAAGATGACAGACGAGCAACTGGTACACTATGTCGAGGACAGGGTAGAGAAAGCCAGAAGCGAGGGCTTCAATCAGGGAAAGAAAGCAGCTCCGGCAATCGACATAGACAAGATTCTGGAGAAAATCGGAACGATTAAAGGAATTGGAACTGTAAAGCTACAGGAAATCAGAGCTATATTAGAGCAGCAGAAATAGTTCCAATGACCTATGATGTAACGATTGTTAATCTTGACAGCCTATGGTAAAATGGTAAATATGCTTATAAAAGAAAGATATTAAAGCGAACCCGACACATAGGGGATGCTATGTTTATTAAATAATAATATATATTTATAGAAAAGACTTGCACATAAAAATAAAAAATGATATATTAAATGAGTAAAATGACTCATGAACACAGACGAACCCCCCCGGTGCCGTTTTCGCCGCGGGGGGGCTGTTTCAA